TAAAATGGGATTTTTGAAAAAGGGAGGCAAAGTATCATAATGGCTAAACCTGGACTCTACGCCAACATTCACGCGAAGCGTAAACGTATCGCTGCAGGCTCAAAAGAAAAAAAGAGAAAACCTGGAACTAAAGGCGCACCTACTAAAAAACAATTTAAACAAGCTGCAAAAACAGCAAAGAAAAAATAATGGCTTCCGCAGCTTGGACTAGAAAAGAAGGTAAATCCAAATCCGGTGGGTTGAATGCTAAAGGTAGAGCAAGCTATAAAGGTGGCACACTTAAAGCACCTACTAAATCTAAAACAAGTTCAAGAAGAAAATCTTTCTGCGCGCGTATGGGCGGAATGAAAAAGAAACTAACTTCAGCAAAAACTGCAAGAGATCCAAACTCTAGAATTAATAAATCTCTTCGTAAATGGGACTGTTAAATGAGAGATACTAAAGTTCTTGAAACATTTTTAAAAAACAACTATAAGAAAATCAAAGAAATGAGTTTATTTAGAAGCCTTAAAAAAGAAGTAGAAACAGGTGCAAATGGAACTCAAGACTATATCATTAAAAAGGGTGTAAATAAGGATAAAATAGCAAAAAAATAGGAGAAGAAAATGGACGATATAACTTTAATTACTAAAATACAAAAATCATTAAAAGACAGACTACAGCACATAGGGGATTCAATTCTTGCTGGAGGGGTTGACAATATGGAGAAATACAAGTATTTAGTAGGACAAGCACACGCTATACAATTAACATTACAGGATATCTCTAACCTGCTAAAACCTAAGGAGCAAAAAGATGAGCAAGGAAACGTTATCGACATCGGCCAAGGAAGCACCAAAAATTAAACTGGCACTTGAAGAAAAATACGAACAAGAAAATAAAAATTTACCACCACAACCAGAACCTTTAACTCCAGAAAACATCGGAGTTGAAACTGTTGATGAATTACCAGAACCATCAGGATACAGAATTTTAGTTTTACCTTTTACTCCAAAAAATAAATCAGATGGAGGAATTTTATTTTCACAAGAAACATTAGATAAAGCAAGAATTGCCACAACTTGTGGTTATGTTTTAAAAATGGGAGATTTAGCATACCAAGATAAAGATAAATTTAAAGACCCTTGGTGTAAAAAAGGAGATTGGGTTATTTTTGCTCGTTATGCGGGTTCAAGATTACCGATTGAAGGTGGAGAAGTGAGAATACTTAACGATGATGAAGTCATAGGAACTGTAAAAAATCCTGAAGCACTTCTTCATTTCATTTAATAAACCATAGGAGAAACTATGCCAGAAGATATAAAAGCATCAGAAGAATTAATTGACGTTGGAGAAACAAACGGCGCTGAAATTAATTTAGATGAAAAAGGCGAACCGGTAGAACAAGAGGAAGTAGTAGAAGAAAAAATAGAAGTAGAACAGGTACCAGAAGATAAAACTTTTGAAAACAAAAGAGAAGTTAAAGTAGATAGTAATGAAGATGAGTTAAAAGAATATAGTAAGGGAGTTCAATCTCGTATTGCTAAGTTAACTCGTAAAATGAGAGAAGCTGAAAGACAAAGAGAGGAAGCTGTTCAATATGCTCAATCAGTTACACAACAAAAAAATCAAGCAGAAATAAAATTATCTAAATTAGATAAATCTTATGTATCTGAATTTGAAAATAGAGTTACGACTAGTTTGGCAGCAGCTAAATTAGCTCTTAAAAATGCTATTGAATCTCAAGATGTAGAGGCACAAATATCAGCACAAGAACAATTAGCTAGTCTATCTATAGAAAACGCTAGGTTAAATTCTTTAAAAATTGCTGAAAAAGATGTTGTTCCTAAACAAAGAGAAGTAAACATTAACCCGCAGAGACAACAACCACAACAACAATCAGACCCTAGAGCCGAAGATTGGGCCTCTAAAAACAGTTGGTTTGGTAATGACTCTGCTATGACTTATACAGCTTTTGATATACATAAAAAGCTTGTAGAAGAAGAAGGATTTGACCCTCAATCTAACGAATATTATGAAGAAGTTGATTCAAGAATAAGACTTGAATTCCCTCATAAGTTTGATAAGATACAGGACAATACTACAAAAAGAGCAAAACCAGCTCAAGCTGTAGCTTCGGCCACACGTTCAGCCACAACAGGACGCAAAAAAACTGTGAAACTCTCGCCCTCACAGGTAGCAATTGCTAAAAGATTAGGCGTGCCATTAGAAGACTATGCGAAACAATTAAATATCACGGAAGGAAACTAAGCATATGGAAAATGAAAAAATAAAAACTTCTCGTGCGAGTCAAACAAGAGTAAAGGCAGAAGCCCCAAAAACTTGGACTCCACCCTCATCACTTGATGCCCCTGATGCCCCACAAGGATTTAGGCATAGATGGATTAGATCGGAAACTATGGGTTTTGATGATACAAAAAACATGGCTGGAAAATTAAGATCCGGATGGGAATTAGTTAGAGCGGATGAATATCCAGAAACTGATTACCCCACGCTTAAAGAAGGTAAACATGCAGGAGTTATCGGAGTAGGAGGCCTATTGCTGGCTAGGATACCAGAGGAAATCGCGAAATCTCGTGAAACGTACTATAAGAAACAAGTACAGGAAAGAGACGAAGCTATTAAAAACGATTTACTAAAGGATCAGCACCCAAGTATGCCGTTCAATCAAGAACGACAGACACGTGTAACTTTTGGTGGTTCTAAGAAAGACTAATTATTTAGTAATTCCTTACCAACAAAAATAAAATAAACCGTACTGGAGGCCTTTCGAGGCAGGTACATTAAAAAGGAAAACAAATATGGCAAACGCAAATACAGCGGGCTATGGATGCAGACAAGCTATGACAGTTGGAAATACTCCAGCTACAGGTGGTCAGTCTGAGTTCTTAGTTCAAGGCGGAGCAGCTCCCGGAGCTACTGTCGCTATTTTTAAAGGTGCACCCGTAGCAATGCAAACTGCAGCAGGTGGAGCTGGTGTTCTTGGATATATTCAAGATCAAACAGCAGCACTTATGACTGACGGTATCGTCGGTGGTAACACATGGGCACACAACACAGCAAACACAAACAAAAGTTTAGGTGTTTTCAACGGCGCAACTTTTGTTGACGCAAGCGGAAAACCTACATGGACGAATGGTTTGATAGCTGGGCAAACTTCTTCAACGGATTACAACACAGGTAGTAATAATATTACTGCTTTTGTAAATACTAATCCAGCGCAGGAGTATACAGTAAGAGCAGACGCAGCATTAACTAATGCTAGTTTCAATACATTGACTAACGAAGGCTTCAACTTAAATGATGCTGGAGCAGGTAAAGATGGTCAATCTGATTGTACATTAGATTTAAGCGGCGTAGCAACTACTGGTGTAGCTAACTACATGTGGAAAATTGTAAGATCAGCAAATGTTATGGATCAGTCAGATTTGACTGAAGCCGGCGCAGATGTTGTAATTTCTTACAACCCTCAATCTAACGCTTATCAAGCATAACCCCAAATAGGAGTAAATAAACATGGCAATATCAAGAGCACAACTAGTTAAAGAACTAGAACCAGGTTTGAATGCACTATTCGGACTTGAGTACAAACAATATGCTAACGAGCATTCTGAGATTTTCGATACAGAAACATCTGACAGAGCTTTCGAAGAGGAAGTAATGTTAAGTGGTTTCGGAAATGCATCAGTTAAAGCTGAAGGTCAAGGTGTATCATTCGATGATGCGCAAGAAACTTTCACTGCACGTTACACAAACGAAACAATCGCATTAGCGTTTGCAATCACAGAAGAAGCTATCGAAGATAACTTGTATGACAGACTTGCGTCTAGATATACAAAAGCTTTAGCAAGATCTATGGCAAACACTAAACAAGTTAAAGCAGCAGCAGTATTGAACAATGCGTTCAATGCAGGATTTGCTGGTGGTGATGGAGTAGAACTTTGTTCTGCAGTTCACCCAACGCTTTCAGGAACTTTCGCAAATGAATTAGCAACTTCTGCTGATTTAAACGAAACTTCTTTAGAGCAGTCTTTAATTGACATTGCGGCGTTCACTGACGAAAGAGGACTGAAAATTGCAGCTAGAGGAATGAAAATGATTATTCCTTCTGAACTTCAGTTCACTGCTGACAGACTTATGAAGTCTGATCAAAGAGTTGGAACAGCTGATAATGATATCAATGCAATCAAAAACATGGGAATGGTTTCTCAAGGTTATACTGTAAACCACTACCTAACTGATCCTGATGCATTCTTTATCAAAACAGATGTGCCAAACGGTCTAAAACATTTCGTTAGATCTCCGATCAAAACGACTATGGAAGGTGACTTCGACACTGGTAATGTTAGATACAAAGCTAGAGAGAGATACGTATTTGGTTTCTCTGACCCTAGAGGTATCTTTGGTTCTCCAGGAGCATAATAAATACTTTAAAGGGCCGCCTAAAAACGGCCCTTTTTTAATTAAAACAAAGGTGTAAAAATGAAAAAAACTTCCATAAATATCTGGGCCTATAGTCATCATGCAAAATTTAATATTGAACATGAAGAAGATACCGCTGAATCTGTCGAAAAAGCGATACTTGACAAACTAGGAGAAAACAGTATAATATGGGAGAATCTCGGAAATAATTATAATGACGGGATTAGTCGAATAACTTATGAGGAGGTTATAGATGATACAAGACCTATACAAACAAAAAAGGTCCTTGGAGTTGAAGTGGGAACAGGAGCATCTGGATAATAACAGATATACTCTTGAGATGGTTAGAATTGACGACAAAGTCAAAAAAATCATCACTGATATT